CGCTCGCGCGCCAGACGACGAAGTTCATCGCGGCCGTCGTAACCGGAACGGTTTCGGTGGTCGGGATCAAGGTCTCGACGAAGGTGATCGCGGCTGCGACGACGCTGTCCGCCGCGCTTGCGCGGAGAACGGGAAAGCTCGTGACCGCCACCTCGGCGCTGACCGCCGCCCTGAACCGGAGGATGCCGCAGCTCGTGGCGGTTACGGCGGCGCTGAGCGTTGCCCTCGTGCGGAGGATCGGGAAGCTCGTGGCCGCCACCACGACCCTGACGGTCTCGTTCCTGAAGCGGATCCCGCAGACGGTCGCGGCCAGCACCACGCTCACGGTTGCGCTCGGTCAGATCAAGACGCTCATGCGGGCGATCGCGGCAACGACGGCGGTCGGCGCAGCGCTGATGCGCCGCACCAGCAAGCTCGTAACGGTCGCGCTCTCGGGCGGGGTCGTTCTTGCGACCCAGACCGCGTTCCGCAGAGTGGTGGCGGTCGCGGCTGCCGTCGGCGCGGCGATCACCCGGCGGATGTCCCGCTCGGTCGCCGTCTCCGGCGCGCTCGCGGTCGGGCTCGCCAAGCGGATCCCGCAGCGGATCGCGGCCAGCACCCCGGTCACCGCCGTGCTCAACGTCCTCAAGGTGTTCACCCGCACGATCGCGGTGGCGACGGGTCTTACCGTCGCACTCGCCCGGCGGGCCGGCAAGCTCGTCGCCGTGACGGTCCCGACCGCGGTCGCGGTCTCGATGCAGCAGGCGCTGTCGCGCGTGATCGCGGTTACGGTCTCGGCGGCCGCTGAGATCACGCGGCAGGTCGGGAAGCTCGTCTCGGTGGTGGCCCCGGTCGGGGCGGCCATCACCCGAGGGATGTCTCAGGCGGTCGGGGTGGCCGTCTCCCTGGGCGTGACGATCACAACCGCGGCGCTGCGGCTCGTCTCGATTGCGGTCGAGGTCGCCATGAACGCGTTGCTCGAGGCGCACAAGGCGCTTGGCACGATCTTCTTCCAGACGGTCGATGCGGTGACGGAGGTTGCGGTCGGGATCTCGCGGATGATCGGGAAGGCGGTCGAGGTCTCCCTCACAGTCACCGCCGCTCTCGCGCGGAGACTGTTCAGCATCGTGTGGCCTGCCGCGGCGAACGGGTCGTGGGGGCAGGACTCACACTGGCCGTACTGGCCGCCTGACAGCAACGACGAGTGGGACGAGAGCTAGGATAAGGTGGACTTGAGATGCGACCTTTCATCGGCACCGACGACCTGAGCGCCATCACGGGTACGACCGTGACCGATCAAGACCTGATCACCGCGATCGCGCTCGATGCGGGCTGCGAAGCGGTCCGCAGCTACACCGGCCAGATGATCAACTACGTCGAGGATGACGTCGAGGAGCACGACGGTAAGGGCACCCGCGCGGTACGCCTGGACGAGCGCCCGATCCGCGACATCACCTCGGTCGAGGTCGACGGTGTCGCGCTGGACGCCGATGTCCTGAGCATCCGCAAGTCCTTCGTCCGCCGAAAGGACGCCGTGTTCCCGGTCGGCTACGGGAACATCGTCGTGACCTACTCCCACGGATGGGACTCGATCCCGGATGACTCCGCCGGCGACGACATCCTGGTGCCGGCCGACCTCCGCCTGGTCGCGCTGCTCTCGGCCAAGCGGGTGTACCTGGCGGTCGGGGATCTGGACGGTGCGGTTCAGTCCGAGAACATCGGTGGCTACAGCTACACGCTGTCGATCAACGACATGGCGAAGTCCTCGGCCGAACTCCTTGACCCGGAGAAGAACGTGCTCGAGCACTACCGGATCGGAAAGATCCCGTGACCTACCTCTCCCTCCTGATCGATGACGTCGTGATCTTCAACCCCGACGAAGACAGCTCGGGGGAGGACTACTCGCGCTATGGGGACGAGGGTCTGGACTTCGACGCCGGCACGGCCTCGAAGGCGCGCGTCATGCAGGAGGCGTCCAACGAGACCGCCATCGACCGTGACACCCGCGTTCAGGTCTACAAGGTGTACCTGCCCGCCGGCGTCACGCTCAGCGCACTGTCCTACCTCGAGTGGGAGGGCAAGCGCCTGCGACTGGACGGTGAACCCGAGTACGTCGACGGTCGATCCGGTGTCCATCATGTCGAGTGCAAGTGTCAGGAGGTGCTGGGGTGACCACGTTCAAGTTCGTGCCGGACGTTGACGTCAAGGAGATCGCCCGGACACCGGAGATGGTGAACCACTTCGGCTTCGTCGCGGACCTGGCGGCCGATGCCGTCCGGGCCGCGTGGGAGGCCTCGGGCCCGCACCCGCATGAGACCGGGGACTACATCGAGTCGATCAACGGGGACTCCGGTATCGAGAACGGGGTGGCCGCCGGTCGCGTGAACGCCGATGACTACAAGGCCTGGTGGCTCGAGGTCGGCACCGAGGACACGCCGCCGTTCGCCCCGCTGCGCCGCGGAGTTGATGCGGTGGGGCTGCATGTGATCGGCGATCAGGCAAGGGGTCTGTATGGCTAACTTCGACGTACTGCCCGACCTTGAGGCCGTCGCCTCGGTGGCGCTGAGGACCGCGGCCATCTCCGGGCTGGCGGGCGTGCACTCCTCGATCCCGGCCAAGAATCCGGTCTACCCGCTGATCGTGGTGCAGCGGGTCGGGGGGACACCGGTGGTTCGTCAGTACCTCGATCGCGCGCGGATCCAGGTCGATGTGTGGGGCGGGAACCGTAAGGACGGCTCCGCCGTCACGAAGTCCGACATCCTGGACATCGCGCAGGAGGCGCGGGTCGTGCTGCTGGACATGGAGGGTCAAAGCATCCACGAGCCGGTCGACGTCTTCGTGACGGCCGTTGAGGATTCGCTCGGGCTGGCCTGGTCCCCGGACCCGACCTCGGGCCGCGACCGCTACGTCTTTGCGATGTGGGTCTACGGACGGGCGCTGGAGCCGACCTCTTCGTGACGCCCCCGCTGCGCGGGGGTATACGATGTTCATGCGTGAGGAGTCCATCCGAGGGCTCGTAGGGCTCACAGGTATCCGCATCCGAGCGGAGAGGAGTGAGTTGCTATGAGCAACGACGCAGCACAGGTCGTGGTCGGCGCCAACGGATCGGTGTGGGTCGCAGCGACCAGCGGCAGTGCCCCCACAGACGTCGCGACCCCCCTGGACGGTGACTGGACCGACCTCGGGTTCATCTCCGAGGACGGCGCCACCTTCACCGAGGGTAAGGACATCACCGACATCGGCGCATGGCAGTCCTTCTACCCGATCCGGCGCATCATCACCGGTCGTTCGATCCAGCTGTCCTTCGCACTGCGCCAATGGAACAAGGACACCATCGAGTTCGCACTCGGTGGGGCGGTCGAGGAGAACACCGGGGAGTTCAAGTACACGCCACCGTCCCCCGAGGAGTTCGAGGAGCGCGCGGTGATCCTGGAGTGGGCCGACGGGACGAAGGCCTACCGGCTGTACATGCCACGAGGGATCGTGTCGGAGTCCGTCGAAACCAGCCTGGTCCGCACGGCCGCCGCCGACCTGCCCGTGACGTTCGCAGCCACGGACCCCGGCGCGGGAGTCGATGCCTACACGCTGTTCACCGACGACCCCGCGTTCGCTGCGGCGAGTTCCTAACGGGATAGAAGGGGTGAGCAGGGATGAACACGGTAGACCTTGATATCGCACGCGCAGCTCGCGCGGAGGCGAACGGTGAAGCACCGACGGTGAAGTTCGGGGGACTGACCTTCGAGCTTCCACCGGAGATGCCGTTCGCGATCGTCGAGAGCATCCGCGATCTCAACAAGGCTCAGGAAGAGAGCGACGGCCTGGCGGTGGCGGGTGTTCTAGCCGCCATCGCACAGGCGTTGTTCCGCTCCCGGTACCAGGAGTTCCTCGATCTCGGTCCGTCGATGACGGACATGCAGGCGCTCCTGGAGAACGTGTCCGGACTCTATGGGATGAACGCGGGGGAATCGCCGGCCTCGGAGGGTTGATGTACGAGCACTTCGGGGCCGTAGAGGCGGACTTCCAGAGCCACTACGGCATGGACCTGCGCGAGGTGCTGTGGGGCGATCGGGCGCCCGGCGTACGCCGGGTGCTCGCCCTCGTCAACGGGCTGCCGACGACGGGTGCGGTGTTCCGCGAGGTCGCGTTCGACGGAAAGTCGTGGTCGATGACCGACGAGCTGCTCGCGACGTTGATCGAGATCACCGACTTCGGCAACAAGCTCCTCTTCCAGACCAACGTCAAGGCCGGGACGAAGGGGTGGGATCCGATCGTGATCTCCCGTCCGAGAGCGCCGGCGGCGGCGGCCACCGAGCACCGTGAGATGGCGACGACCGAGGAGATGAGCGCCTTCTTCGGGGGAGACGTTCACTACGAGGAGATGAGCGTCAGTGGCTGAGATCCACGTCGGTACCGCGTTCATCAACATCCTGCCGGACACCGACAAGTTCGTCACGCAGCTTTCCGCCCAGATGAAGGGCGTGAGTGCCGCTGTCAATAAGTCCGGGGATCAGGCACTGCTTTCGTCCGGAAAGTTCGAGATCCTCGGCGATGCGATCAAGGGAACAGGCGATGTGGCGGCGTTGGCGGCTGCCGCACAGAGTGCGGTGGGGAACGCCGCAGAAGACGCCGGCGCCAGCGCGGTCCAGGCAACCATGGGCTGGGGCATATACGACGGTGTTATCAAGGACACGACCACGGACGCCGCTCAGTCGTCACTGAACTTCGAAGCACTCTCTGGTGCCATCGATGATGTTGGTGGACAAGCGATCCAAACCTCATTCGACTTCAGCGCACTCAGCGCGAGCATCGCCGTCACCGATCATGAGGCCGAAGGTCTGAACAGAACCCTGGCCGCGTCCGCGCTCCTGCG